CTACCCCCAAATTTGATTATACAAGATCGGGTTTACGAAATCTCCGTCGCCAAGCAACACACAATTGCCGTCGTCCGCATCGTCCGACGCAACCAGCGGCGCATTGCTAACAATTTGCCCAGGCGCAACGGAAACCAGCGGGGAAGGCAATGCCGCCCCGGTTGTTGTGATCGTCGTCAGCGCCGTTGTGTCGTTGTACGAGGACGTAAGCACCGTTATGCCAGTCGTAGGCGTTCCGTCCGTCGTTTTTGCCAGCACACTACGACGGCGCGTCCAGAAGGGCGTGACGTCGCCGGGGAGCGTGAAACTGTAGTCGCTGACGCGGGTGGGGCCGACGCCTACAGCGGGATATGTCGCCATAATTGTCTCCTAGTTTGCCGGCCAAACGATACCGGCTTCGATTTCCGCCACCTGAGCCTCAGTTGTTACCGTGGGGGCGTTGATCGCGTCTTTGGCCGTCTGCGCGGTTTTGGCCAGGGCGGAAACCCCGGCAGCGGCTTGCGCGCCCATATCGACCGCCTGGGGCGGTAAGAGCGCGTGGTCTGCGTTGTCCGCGTCGCGAAACCAATCCTCCTCGGTAAGCCCCTGCGTGAGCCGAAAAAGTCCCCGGGAAGCCACGCCGTTGATGTTACGCCAATCGCGCTCGTCGCGGGTTTGGATGATGGATTTGGTTCCGTCCGGCCAGTTAATCCAGATATCCGTTTTTTCACGCTCTTGGCGCTTTGCTTCGATCCTCGAGCACGCCGCGTCTTTCAGTTCGGCAAGCGACGGCCCGGCAGGACGGGGACTCCAATCCCCAAACGTCGGGCACCCGGTCGGCGGCTCGTCCAGCACCACCACACCCGTCAGGGACGCCTCGGCGATTTGGTCAAGGACCGCCTCCTCGGCCCGCAGGATGGCGTACTCGCCGGGCCAGTAGACAGCCTCGGTGACGACGATGCCCTCAGCGTCGATCTCGGCCGGCGTCTGAACAACACGGCCGGCGTAGCAAAGCGCATGACCGTGGGAGGCCGTCAGTAGGGTGGTCGCACCAGTCTCGTCCTCAGTCGTCAGACCGTGGGGCGCGAGGGCGGCGATAAGCGCGGCCAGGGAGTTGCATTTGAGGCAGATGTCGTACTGCATGGCAATGACTCCTATATGGTAGACAACGCTGGTAGGTAGGCGTCAGCAAGGCGACGATTGTAGAGCTGCAAAGACCGGATTGTGCTGTTCAGTTGTAGCGCCGAAATCAACGACCCAATTTCCAGTGTCGTGACGGATGGCACCCCACAACTAGAATCAGTTACTACAGCCCCACCATTGCACGATGAAGCCTGATTGTTAACAGCAAACGCAAACGCTATTTTGTATTTTGTATTCGCTACGGGTACTCCGTGGAAAAGGTACGATTCGGCATAGCTATTAACAGTAGATCGGCAAACTAACTGTCCGTTTGCCAAAATACCAATATCGATGCAATTAGACGATGATCCAGAGTGCAGTGATATCGCACGTACATTTGATACCTGTAGACCTACCGTAAAATCGACAACAATCGTCCCCTCCGTCCCGTCCCATAGCGCCTCTCCGCCCGGCCCTACCAACTTCGTCAAATCCACGCTGCACACGTCGGCTGCGCGGACAACAGCTGAAGTTGTCGATTTGCCGTAAGACGACGGATAAACAACCCATTTTTGCAAGTTAGCACCCCATAGGTAGAGGCCGGATGTGCCGTCACCAGTATACATTGAGGAGCCGTTGTATAGCGCGTTATAAACTGTTATTGATGTTGTGGCATTTGTTTGCGCGTAAATGATGCAACGGTAACGGCCATTCCCGCAGTCTTTTATATACGCTTTGTAGTTTGAAAATATCGCCCCTGATCCATCACACGTCGCATCGACAAGGATGGTGCCCGCAGCAAGGTCAAACCGTGCATAGATGACATCAGCTCCAGAATTGAAATTGATCTGTAATACAGATGTCTCCCCTTTCCGCGCGAAAACCGAGTACACAACCCCGTTACCGGTGGCAATTGTAAAAGTACGTGACACGGCATGGAATCCGTTGTCCGTGCTCTCGACAATCTTGTCCATGCTTGTCGTGCCGTCTGGCGCAGTGGAACTGTCAGCAGCGACGCTACAAAGGGATTTTGTCCATACGGCGTTGTCAAATTCATCGGAATACGTGTCCAGATTTGTGGCAGACGATTCCACAAGGAGGCCCTTACATACACCAGTCAGCGGGTCATGGTCGAAGCGTGGGACACCAGAACGCGCGTATCGCAGGATGCCCGAGGAGTCGAAATAGGAGCCGATTGAGGCGCGAGAAAACGCAACGGTTGGATGCGCCAGTTGTTTCGCATTGACAAAATCAAGATTGAGGATGGGGGCTGGATAGCTCATATTGCATTACCTCGCTGCAATGCGCTTGAGGACGGCGACGTAGTAGGTGGCGGACGCAAGATCAACAGCGGTGCCTGTGACGTTGGACAGGTAGAGCGTCACCACGTCCTGGGCCGTGACCTCGCCGCGCAGCCCCAATCCCGATAGAGCCGTACCACAAGAGACTAATGCGTAATCTCCTACGTCCGCCCCGGGAACGGCCACAGTCGTGGATGTTTGCGCCCCGCTGGCGACTGATGGCGCGTTCCATGTCGTCGCGGCATAAAGCCATGTCTGGTCAACCCATGCGGCTGTCCCCAGGTCTCCCGCGCGCACGAGCTGATCGGGGTCGGTTCCGGCAACGTAGCTGGCGGCGAGGGCGGCCGACGCAGCGGCAGCAACCTGGGATGATGCGGCGGCGACCTGCGAGGCGGCGGCGGCGGTTTTGGACGCCAACGCCGTCGCAGCCGATCCGGCAGCAGCCGCAACCGGCGTCTCCAGGTCTACCACGTAGACCATGCGCGACTCGTCGATGGTCGTGATGGATTTCAAATTCGACGTCAGCGCACCGCCGCCAAACCACGAGAAATCGACCGTCGTGACGCCACCGGACTCGCTGGCCCCAGAGACGACGCCGAATTTATACCCGTCCGCTCCGCAGTCTGCCTGGACGTGTGTGCCCACCGTGAGGTTTGTCCCGGTCGTATCGACGGTGCAGCGCGTGGCGTTGACGTATGTGACGGTCCCCATGTTGGCGGCCCAGACTGGCCCCCAGGCTTGCTGGCGGTCGGCGGCGGCGGCGGCGAGAGTGGCTTGCGCGGCCGTTATGATACCAAGCTCGACTAAGTCGGCGCACATGTGGATCCAGTTGACCGCAACGCCGTTGCCATCCATGCCGCCGGGGTTGAGTGTCCCGTTGTATGGCTGGCCGTTGTAGCCGCACAAGCCAGTTCCGGTGCCATTATAGCCAAGGGATAACCTTTCATTGGCGGTGGCGGCAAGAGTTACAGCCATTAGATGGTCTCCTCAATTTTGAATGCCATAGAAGTGAGGCCAAACATCCACCATTCGAGCGGACTCAGTTCAGACAGGCGTCCAACGAATGATCGTTGCTGCATGAGTTGCGCGTCGGAGGGATCAAAAATATACAAGACGTCTTCGGTTATCCCGGCAAGCTGCGTCAAAAGAAGCGCCTTATTGACGCCCTCGACAGGCCGCATGTATTTTAGCTGAAATACTGCCAGTCTGCTTTTTGTCCGCTTTTCAAACCACTTCGTCCCGTCGAGAGCCGAATCAACAATTGAAGGGTCAACCCAGGAGAGGGACGCCCCGTAAATCATGTTGTGTCTAGGGCTCCAATCCTCGGCCATATAAAGGCGTCCAGCCTCCAAATACCCTTTCACATTTTCGCTATCGGAAAGGTATATGCTGGCGTATTGAACGCTTGTGGCATTTGCTGCGAATCCGTTTGAATTGAGCATAAACAGGTATATCCGCTTTACCTGTCCGATTTGCTCATCAGAAACTTGACCGTATAAGAAGTTGTCATCCCCCCAGCGGAGTTGGACCGTGTCGAACCATCGAGGCCAAACGGGCTGCCAGCCGAAGTCCTCTCTTACTGTTGTTTGAGCGGCATCCGCCCAAAGAATAACGCGCGCCTGCGCCCGGCGCGTCAGGTTGTGATTGCAAAGAGCCAGAGCGGACAGGTAGCGCAGCCGGCCGAAATCGACATGGATGACGGCGCTACACTGGTCGCCGTCCGGGAGCGCGACGGCAGGGGAGAACAGGGTGGTTCTCGTGGTCCGGGCGACCTGGCCCAGGAACCGCGTTTGCAAGTTCGTGACAGGGAGCGCCTCGGTCCACCCCTCGCCAGTCAACGTCCCCGAGTCCGCATGGTTGGGGTAGCAAATCAAGCAGTTGGCCATTACCCCAACACCTCCAGGGTCGCCGTGCCGATCTCGTGCGTTTCGGTGATGCCGACCAGGATGAAGTTCTTGCCGGCATCAAGGCCGAAACGCGCATACTGGATGGCGACAACATCCCCGATCACCAACGTAGCGGCCTCGCTCATCGGCACCTTGAACGAAAACCGGTCCAGGCGGTCACTGTAGTAGGCGAGCAGGCGCTTCGCCTCGGCAAGCGCGTCCGTCTGGTTGGTGATGTAAGTCGTGACCTGGATCTCGCAGGCGAGAGGATGGTTCGCCAGGGTCGTAAGATCCTCCGCTCGCACCTCGCGGAAATCCTTCCCGAGCCAATCCACGCGTGTCGGGTTGTCCGTCCAGAGGAATGTGGCCACGGCGCTTTTCTGTTGCGTGGTCCAGTTCTTCACCGCCTGGAGCGCCACGCGGTAGGCCTGCACGCCGTCGTCCGTGTCGTAGGGGGCGCTCCTGTCGAAGGAATCCTGGATGATCTCACAGGCCGTGAACGTGGCCGCCGGCGAGGCTGCGGCCGCGGCCCGGGCCAGTTGCCCCACGATCATTTCTCCGGAGCGGTTGAAGGCCCACCAGACGCCGGCCGACGCTGCCAAAGCGGCCATTACGTCGGCAATGGTCGTCGTGTCCCCGGGGGGAATGAAGTAGCCGACCTCGTAGTCGGCAGAACCCAAGGCGGCCAGGGCCGCGAAGGATGCCTCATTGAGCGCGGGGCCGACCTCGGGGTCGTAGCCGCTGGCCGGGGCCGTGTCCGTGGGGCCGGTGTAAAGCGTGGGTGAGGAATCCGCGTCGATCTGTGCCCCGGCCACGCAGCAGCCGGACACGCCGTCCCCGACATAACTCTCGACGTAGCTCGATGGCGTCCCAGAAAGGAGGACGACCTCCATTTTGAGGGAGGAAAACGTCTCGTCCGGCTGGCCGGCCACCCAGACGCGAGACCAGCCGTCTTCCTCGGCGTAGACTCCGCCGTCAGTGATGAAGCCTGTGGCCTCATACTGCGGCCCCACGGCCGTTCCGTTGGCCTCCTTGACGAGAACGGACCCGGAAGCCAAGTCGATGTCAGCAAGGCAGTTGTTGGCGGCGTTGGCCGGGTTCGAGAGCCGGACGCGGACCAGTTTCCGGTTCACGTCCGGGAGGATGAATATGGACTCGGCATACATGCCCGTAGACAGGTCGAGAATGCGCGAAAGGCCGTGCGTGCCCGTGCTGGTATCCTCGGTGAGGCGCATGGTCCCCATACCGACTCGGGGCGGCGTCGGAGCCGCGGTTCCCTTGACCATGCCCGTGACCACCCAACCGGAGTCCGAGAATGTCTCGCTTTTGGGGCAAAGGTTCGTGCGCTTGCGCCGAACGTAGCTCTCGACGATCCGGCGCAGGATGCCGGCGACCGTGTTCACGTAGACGCCGCCCCGGGCGCAGCCGCGCACGTCGGCCGTGATGCCGGAACTGACGCTGCCGGCGATTTTAAAAATCCCCTTGGCCAGGCACGTCTGAAAAGTGCCCTCGCTGATGTCGGCCGCCGTCAAGGAAGCGATGCTGGCAAAATCGCCAGCCCCGCCGCTGCCGTCGCCGCCATGGGCCGTGTCGAGCGAGAGCGCCACGGCGTCCGTGTAGACCGCGTCCACGGCTTTGATTGGTCCGTTGTGGACCTGATAGAGCATATATGAGGCCGAGACATTGGCCGGCGTCACGTTGAAGCAGCGGCCGAAGGCAAGAGGCTTGGTCTTGCCCATGAGGTCGTCCGTGGTCCCCTCGATGCCGGCCCCTGCGACGTTGTTGCCCAGGTAGACGTATTGGCTCAGGGCCTTGTCGAAATACTTGGAGTAGTCCCTGATCTTGATGTTACAGTAGTTCCAGGTAAATTCCGGCTGGCACATGACGCCGGTCAGGATGACCGCGAACGTCGAATAGGGATTCCCATTCCAACCCAGGAGCAGACGCACCTGCTGGCCGTCAAAGCAGTGCCCCATGAAGTCGTCAAAAAAACCATCATGGTTCATCAGTTGCGCTGTGCCGTACCCGCCGTCGCCGCCGCCGGCGGTGAGCCCATCCGAGAAGACCTTGGATTCCCAATTCAGGGGGATCTTGATCCGGGGCTCATACCACGTGTTGGCAGGGTTATCGGTCGGGTCGGTCACATAGCCGCCGCCGCCCGAAGAGAAGTGCAGAATGGACTGCTCGCGAGTCTTGGGGTTGAGGACCGTCACCTCCATGAGAAAGACCTTGATGAGCTCGATCATTTCGCCCTCTGCCGCTCGGCCACAATCCGCATCTGTCTGTTCTCGGAAATGAGCGCGTCGAATTTGGTCATGAGCGCCGAGAAGCCGGCCCCAAGGACCTGCATGTTCTGCTGCAACGCGGCCACGGTCGCCTTGCTGCCGCCGTCCTTGGCCGCCAGGATCGCTTTCGTCTCGTTGGCGTTGTAGACTCGGGCGTCCTTGCCAAATCGCACGAGTTCGGGGCCGCTCTCGCCCACGTAGGCCCATTCCCCGGCCGCGGGGTCGCCGCCCGTGGCGTAGCCGGTCAGTGAGGAGAGCGACGACCAGTCCGTGCTGGTGAGGGACGACGTGTCCACCGTGGCTGTCGTGGACAGGGAAGCCGTGGTGGCGGCATAGGCGTCGGCGTAGGCCTGCATGGCCGAGGCAACAGAGCTTTCCCATGTGGACTCGTAAGACGAGCCCATGGACGAAAGAATCGCGGAGAGGCCGCTCGAGATGTCCGTGCCGAGCCCATCCAGCCCGGCCCCGAGGATCTGGAGGTTCGTGTTGGCCAGGGTTAACTGGTCGATCTGTGCCTGATTCTGGTTGATGACCGTGTATTGAGCCTGCAATTGCTCGGAGAGGTAATCGAGCTCGGTTTTGGTTGAAGACTGAAGGTTAGTAAGAGTCCCAGTCACTTCATTGTAAATCTTGTAGTATTGTGACGACGCGCCGTAGTACGATTTCGCCGTCTGCAAATACGTCTGGCTGAAGCTCGACAACTTCGAGACGTCCGACGAATAGGTAAGGCTGCTCGAATCTTCGCCCTGTACCTTGGCTTTTAGTTGGTTATAGTAGGCTTGCTGCTGCTTGAATGTCGCCGTAGGCGTGTTCGTGGAAAGCGACGAGCTCCACGTGATCGACTGGACCGAGGACGTCAGCGTGTCGTACAAGTTTTTGTAGGTGGAATAGGCCGAAGATACGGACGTATTCAGCCCGTCCACCATGACCTTGACGTTCTGGACCTCGGTGATTTCTTCCTTGAGCTGGGCAATGCGGACGTTGTTGATCGTCTGCATGAGGTCGAGCGCCTGATACTGCGTGTCCGAGTAGGAGGACATGTAGGAAGCGGCGTTGGCCCAGAGCGCGAACTGGTCGGCGCTCATGTTCCCGGTGTTCATGGCCTCCTGGTACTTGCCCCAGAAGTTCCCCATGTTGACGGAAGCGTCGCCCATCTGTGCGATGGCCGATCCGGCCCCGCCGGCATAGGCGGAAAGGGCGTAATCCACAGCCTGGGTCTTGGAGAGGCCGTATTGGACATAGGTCGAAAAAGCGCTGCTGGCTTGGCTCGTGCCGCCAAGGAGGTCGGCCACGTCGGAGAACCAATCCCCCTGGAAAACCGTGGATACGGTGCCGGACAGCTTCTCCAGGCTGGTGCCGGCGGCAGCCGCCGCGATGGAGCCGGCGTTGTATGCGTCGGAAATGCGCTTGAGCGCGTCTACGTAGACTTCGCCGCTCTTGAGCACATCGTCCACTTCTCCCCGAATCCCTGCCGAATCCAGGATTTGGTAGGCCTGATAGTTGGCCACGGCCTTTGCCGCAAAGCTGGCATTTTCCGAGTCGATGTCGAAGTCGAACGGGAACGAAAAAGACTTGAGCGCCGAGGTCGAAATCCCCATGTTGACCGAGGATCGCCAGTTCTGCGCCGTGTAAGAATCGAGCGCCGACCGGAAGGCCGATTCAAGCTCCGGATCACCTACGGTGTCGTAGCTTTTGGAATGGCTCGTGCTGGTCGAGCCGAACATGCCCGACGTGGTCGTGCGGTAGGTGCTGTAGCCCTGCTGGGAGACGTTGCCGTTGGTGATGTTGACGGTTACGCCCGACCCCGTCTTCTCGGTCGTTTTGGTTTCGCTGCCGCCCAGGACGGACCCGAGCAGGCCACCGACAATGCCGCCAATGGGGCCGCCGATGGTGCTGCCGAGCAGGGCCGAGCCAAGCGCGCCGCCAGCAAGGCCGCCGAGCGTACCGCCCATGGTCCCGGTGCCGTTCGGGTAGATGAGGCTCGAAATGCCAAAGCCCGTGGTCGCCCCGGTTAGGGCGCCCGCGGCGATGGTGCCAAGACCGGCCGTCGATCCGGTCCAGCCTGTGGCGTTCATGCCCTGGAAGGCGGGGACAGAGTTCCCAACCTGCTCGCCGGTGATGCTGCCGATGCCGAGATTTTCAAATCCCCACTGGTTGAGCGAGTCCACCCATGAGCCGCTCCCGGCGTTCTTGAGCAAATCCGAAGCGTTAAAGTTCGTCCCCTGCTGGGCCGTCTGGCTGTTGACGGCCTGGGCAGTCGAGGAGCCGCCGGACGCGCCCGTGACCAGCGTGACCGCCTGATCCGGCGACATGCCCATGGCCACCAGCTTGGCGGCCGTGGTGGCGTCGGTGGACGACAGGCCGGAAAGGGCGCTCGAAGAGGTGGAGACGTCCCACACGTTCGAGCCGGTGGGCGCGGTCCAGAACGAGGAGCCCATGTCGCTGGCCTGTGTGACGTTCGAGGTGTTCCAGGCGTAGGAGGCGCTGTCGCCGGTCAGGGCCGAATAGATGCCGCCCCGCGTGTCGATCTTGGAAAGGATCGACTGCGCGCCAAGCTGGCCGAAGTTGACGCCGAGCAGGCCGTAGGAGGAGGCGGCCGAGGCGACGGCGCGTGTGCCTTCCTCGCCGGCGGGTCCGTAGGGCTGGGAGCCAGCGACAAACGAGCCGTTCCTGATTTCCTCCTGGCGCGAGTATGTTTCTGCGAGTTGCCAATGCCAGGGCTCGGTTTTGGTGCGCCCACGCAAATAATCCAGGCCGTGGGCATCCAGCCTTCCCTGGTTGATGAGGTCAATGACCTGTTTGGCCTGCGCGGAATCGATGTCCACGGCATAGCCGTATTCGTGCATGGAGTAGCCAGGCCGGGCTGCCAGATTGGGCTTGTTCCGGTACGCCTCCTCCTGCTGCGCCCGGGTGCGGAATCCATCCGTGAGGCGGAGCTTTTCGCCCGTGATCTGTTCGAAGTCCTTGGCCATGCTCCCAAGGCTGTCGGCAAAGGTCTGGTTCAGCTTCTCGAGATGATGCCCCGGGAGGGCGGCGACGGAAGAAAGGTCTGCCGCGCCATGGCTCCGGTAAGCCACGGCATCCGCAAAAACTTTTTCGTTGTATTTCCACGTGGAGGACGGGACCGTGCCTGCGTCAACCGCTCCAGGGCCGGCGTTATAAGCAGCAAGAGCCTTGTTCAGGTCGCCCCCATAACGCTCCTTCATCATGGCCAGGAACTTCGTGCCGCCCCAGATATTCTCCACGGGGTTGGCGGCATCCACGCCCATTTCCCGGGCTGTGCCGGGCATGAGCTGCATGAGCCCCATGGCCCCCTTGCCCGAGACGGCATTGGGGTTGCCCCGGCTCTCGTGGTAGACCATCGATTGGATGAGCTGTGGGGGCAGGCCGTACCAGTCGGCCGCCTTTTTGATTTCGGGGAGGTAGGCGGACATGCCGCCGGTTGCCTTGCTGACGGCTCCCGCCGCCTGCTTCGCCGGGGCTGTGATTTCCTCGGCCAACGACGGCGTGTAGGTCGGCACACCCTGGCCGAGCCAGGCCAAAACGGATTCGCTGCTCGGCGCGCTGACGGCCTGGGAGGCGAGCCCGCGGGCCGCACCCTCGACTGTCTTCGTGGCCGTCTCGTTGCTGCTGATGCCGAGCATGCCCCCGAGCGCCGGCTTGAACACGTTCGCCTTGGCCCAATCCATGGCGAGGTCCACGGCGAACTGGATGAACTGCCGCCGCATGTTGGCCAGCATGTTCTTCCAGGCGTCCTCGCCTTTTCCGGTCACAGCCCCGTCAATGAGGTCCACGAGGCCGGACTTCATGGTATCCATCCAGCCCTGGCCGAGCTGCTTCAGGTCGTTGTAGTAGTCCTGCCACTCCTGAAGCTCCCGGCTGTGTGCGCCCTGGTACAGGCCAAGCTCGATGTTGACCTGTCCGCGCAGGAAATCCGTGAAGCTGCCGGCGTAGGCCTGCCGGGTCTGGAGTTCGTCTCGGGCGATGTCCTCGGCTTTCTGGGCTGCGTAGATGCGAAGGGCGGTTTCGTCCGCGCCGGCCTTGCGGAAGTCCTCGACCTCGCGCGAGAGCATGGCTCGGCGGGCGTCGAAGGCGCTGCCGTCGATGGTGGTGAGGCCCTTGTAGGACTCTTGCCACGCTTCCCGGGCCTTGAGCGTGTAGGCCTGATCGACAAGGTCCTGGCTGATGCCCAGGGCCTTGGCCTGATCGGAGGCGTCCTGGTACTGCGCCTTGAGCTTGAACATGGCCCCCTGGTAGGAGGCCTCCGGGGAGCCGGACAGACGGCCAAGGTCGGACATGAGGTCGCCGACCGTGGAGAGGGTGTCTTTCCATCGGTCGAGTTCGATGCGGGCTTCGGAGATGCGAAGTTTTTCTTGAACCCACCGGCGGCCGGATGACTCCAGAGCATCCTTATCCTCGCCCTTGTAGGTGGCCATGCGGTCCGTGAGTTGCGCGAGCTCGTCCCGGTAGGACTGGACAGCCTTGATGCGCTCGGAAAGGTATTTGTCCCCGGCAAGCTCGGCCTGTTCGGCCTGAACAGAGGATGCCATGGACTGAATCGACCGCCGCATGTCCTCGTTGACCTTGAGGAGCTGCCGGCGCGTCTCGATAAGCTTCTGGTCCGCTTCAGCCTGCATCTTCTGGGCGTCGGCGTACATTTGCGAATCGCCCATGGCCTGGGCCAGAGATTGTGCCCGGGAGGCGTTGGCGCGCTCACCGGTCCATGTCTTGGTGGCCTCATCGAGGAGGTCGGACGTTGACTGGTATCCCTTGTTTTTCTCGAGATACCTGGAGATGGTGTCTTTGAGGTCGTAGGCCTCGCGTGTCTGCTGGGCTTGGTAGAGCTTGCCGATTTCGCCGGATTTCGGGATATCGGAGGTGTAGGGAGAATCGCCAGGGGCAGAGGTCTCGCCAGGGACGTAGCCCCAATTGAGGGCAAGCCAGTCACGGCGCTGGGCCTCAAGGCCTTTCTTGGCCTCGTCGACCATCTGTTGCCGTTTCAGGGCGTTATTGTAGCCGCTCCAGCTGTTTTTCCCCGAAAAATCGAGAAGGTCACCGCTGGTAAACTCTTTCCACCAGTCTGTACCAACGCGACCTTCATCAAGAAGTTTTTTCCCTTCAGTAAGCGTGCCGACCTGGGAACGTATTCCAGCCCATTTCGCTATCTCAACCATGGCTTTCGCAACAGTGCCAAGGCTGTCAGCCCACTGCCTCATGCTCTCCTGAAAGGACTTGTCTTTTACAACTACCGTGAAATCCTTCAGAGCTTCTGTTGTTCCCTCGATGAGAGATTTGTAAGCAGGCTGAAACGATTTACCCAGATCGACTTTGAAATTCTCCCAATACCGCTCCAGAGAGAGCGCTTGCTTCCCCGCTGTCCCCATGGCCGAATCATAAGCCCCGGCAATCGCTCTCGTCGCCTCCATGGTCGCGGAAACGCGGGCCTGCATCTTCTGGTTTTCGGTAAGCGCATCCGTGGTGGTGGAAATGGTGCGGGCGTATTTCCGATAGGCTTCGTCAAAATTGACGATGATGCCCATGGTGCGCAGCATTTCCGGCTGCGCCGTCTGGATGGCCGTGGTCATCCGGCCGAAGGCTTCCGAGGAATTGATGTTGCCGATGACGGCGGCGTCCTGGGCGGACCGGGCCAGCTTCGTAGCGGACGAAAGATCCATCTGCGCCTGGATCATCTGCGAGACGGACTGGCGGGAGGCCAGCATGGAAATGCCCGTGCGCTCCAGGGAAGTCTGGTAGGTATTGAGCTCCGAGGCCGCGTAGCCGGCGTTTTCTCCGACCGTGTGCATGACGACGCCGAGCGTGTCATAACGGGCGGCCTGGGTGGTGGACTCAGCGATGAAGGCCGAAGCGCCGCGCAGGGAGACATAAGCCCCAGCCAGGGCCGTGACTTGCGTAACCAGTGTCCCGAAAGACTGTGTCAGGATGCTTGTGCCGGAAGCGGCCTCGCGCATTTGGGCCGCGTTCTGTGCAGCCCGATCGCCAAGGGCCTTGACTTCCTTCTCGGCAACGCCCTGGATTTTTGCGAGGTCTTCGACGGCTTTCCGGTAGACCCCGATAGCCCCAGTGACGCCTTTGATGACGTCTTGCTGGGCCATGCGGACATTCCACTGCGCCTGCTGCTCGGCGGATCGCTTGGTTGCATCCGTCAAGGAGTCCATAGACTGGCGCAGCGAGCCGACCTCGGCGCGCCCCTCGGAAGTCGAAATTGTTACTTTGTAGCCGGCCTCGGGCATGATTCATCCTGGGTTTCCAGGATGCTGCCCGGCCCGCGGGACATGCGCCGCCCCTGCGATGGGAATTTTTCGGCCTGGGCTCGGGTGGGGAGGACGACGACCCGCGCATGAGCGTGCAAAAAGAGGGGGAAGACTGTTGCCGTTTAGCCCGGTCCGCTGGTATCGGTTCTCCGAAAAGGGGAGGGCGGCATGGAGCCTACGATTGTGGCGTCACTTATTACGTTGTTTGTGGCGCTTTTGATTTTTCTTGTCTGTCGCGGGATTGTATGCTGGTATTTCAAAATAAATGAGCATATAGACGACCAGTATCAACAAACACAGGTGTTGAAGAAAATACTATCTATACTGGAGAGCCAACAAAAAGAACGCGCGGCAGACAAGAATGAGGCCAAACTTGGTCGAAGGATTTATTGCAATGCTTGCGGGGAGGACATAACCCATATGCCAAATGTCTGCCCTAACTGTGGAAAAGAACTAAAGTATAAAGCTAATTCTGAATCATAAAGTTGTCTGGAGAGGAAAATGGACCAAGCAAAAATATTCGAGTTGACCAACCGCGTCCGTCAAGTCCAAGGCCAGCAACTCAACGAAGCAATGACAAAGAACTCCCTCGTCATGCCCTTCATCCAAGCATTGGGCTATGATGTCTTCGATCCAAATGAAGTCGTCGCAGAGTTTACGGCAGACGTTGGCACGAAGAAAGGCGAAAAGGTCGATTTTGCCATCATGCGCGATGGCCTTCCCGCCATCATGATAGAGTGCAAGCCGATGGGCATGCCTTTGGATGGCGGGAAGTGCAACCAACTCCACCGATATTTCCCCACGCACACCACGACACGCATCGGCATCCTGACGGATGGCGTCACCTACCTTTTCTTTTCCGATCTGGAACAACAGAATATCATGGACTCCAGGCCGTTCATGAAGGTCGATTTCGGGAATTTCAACGATAGGCTTCTCCCTGAGATTCAGAAGCTCTCGAAGGATATGTGGGACCTTGAGGCGGCACTATCCTCGGCAAGCAGCCTGAAGTATGTGAGCGAGGCAAAAAAGCTGTTCGCTCAAGAATCGGCAAGCCCCTCTGAGGATTTCGTCAAGTATTTTGCTTCTCGCATCTACGACGGACACGTCACGGCCAAGGTGCGTGAGCAATTTTCTTCCATTGTAAAAAGGGCGATTCAAGAACACATAAACGATCTCATTAATTCACGCCTTGAGTCGGCCAAGGTGGATGACATTCCGAAGAAAGACGACGCCACAGAGCAACAAATTGACAGCGATGGAACAGGGATCGAAACAACCGATGACGAAGCGGTTGCTTTTTTAATAATCAAAACGATACTTCGACAGGCAATATCCCCTTCGCGTATATTCATCCGGGATGCGAAGTCTTATTGCGCTATTGTCCTTGATGACAACAACCGCAAGACAATTTGCCGCTTGTATTTTAACGGGAAGAAGAAGTCGGTGGGCATATTTGACGCGGCCAAGAAAGAAGAGCGAGTGGCCATTGAAAACGAAGACGACCTCTTTGCCTGCGGCGACAAGCTGCTTGCAGCCCTGCAGACGTTCTTAACAGGGGAGCAGGGGTAGGGAGAGCGAGCCGTTTTGGGCTAGACTGGAACGAGGACCGAAACTTTTTTGCGCGGGTAGAAATTTTTCTTGCAAAAAGTTTCTACCCGCGCTAATTTTTTCTTGCGGGCGGGGAAATGGCCCGGCCCACAAACCCTGACCGGGGCGAGAATACGCCCCGAACGGAGAAAGAAAATGGAAATCGAAGCCCGCCGCGAAATCGCCGCCCATGCCGCCGCCGCCACCAACGGGAAGACCTGGGAACCTGCCGAACCGAACACCCGCGAAATCATCCGCGTCTACCTGCCCAACTCCTGGGGCTACTGCGAAATTTTGGCCGATGGCCGCGTGAACATGGACAAGGCCAAGCGCGCCGCCTTTGACGCCGGCCTGCGGGGTCAGCTCGAAAGCGCAGGCCTGACCGCCTGCCGCGTGTAGGGAGGAGTGGGGGCCGGCCAAGCCGGCCCCCACCTTGCTCGAAACTCGCCCCGTTCGCCGGGGCGGAAACCGGGGCGCGATGCCGCCCCGAGGAGCGAAATTATGGATAGCCGCAAATGTTGCAACATGATGGCAGCGTATCAGGGATTTGCCGGTCATGAGACCGTGCGGGCCGTGATGGCGCAAGTCCCGGGCGAATTGGCCAGCCGTCTGACCGGAGAGGAGCTGGGCATCGTGATGACGGCCGTGCACAAAGCGTATCACGCTGGCCGTGCGTCGAGCGGCGCGGACGTCTACGACGCCTCTCCCGTGGATGGTGCTGCCTGGATCGACGCCATTGGCCGGTCGGTCTACTGGCGGGAACAAGAGGGCCGGTTGACTTGCTGGACCAGCTAAAAAAAGGGAGGGCAGGACCGTAAGGCTCTGCCCTTTTTGACTCTCTAACAGCAACTGTTTCAACCCACGCCTTGCGGCGACACGAAACAGAAAGCGAACTCATCAGCTTGATTGTTTCAATCCAACGCCTTTCGGCGACAAGAATCTGATAATTAAACGTCGATACACATGCAAGGAAAATTATGCAAGAGCCCTTCGACGTCTTCGTCGCCCAGGAATCCGCCCGCCTAGGCGTCCATCGATCAACCATGGTCGAAGCGATCCAGGCCGGCCGCTGCGGCGGGGAGCATCGCGACGGGTACTGGTACACGTCCACGACGGCGGCCGCCAAATGGTACGCCGAGTACTATCGCCATGCCGGTGCGCTCTACAGCCAGAGCGCGGGCAAGAACTGGGCAAAAGACTTGCCGCGCATGCGGGAAATGCTTGAAGCTGGGAAATCTGTCGAGGAGGTCGCCGCCGCGCTCAAACGAAGTGTAAACGCCATCAAAATCAAGGCGTGTAAGGAGAAGATACGGCCCAAGCAGATCGCGAAAATGGTAAGTGCCCAGAGACAGACGCCGCCTCCCTCGGTCGCTCCATCACCCGGCCGAGTCGCGCAGGTCTGTCCCGCCATCGCCGAGGATGACCGTCCGCAACCGCGGAATAGGTACACGCAACGCCGCCAGGACGACCGCGAGGGGCGGCTGCGCATCCACGTGGCTCCGGAGGTCAAGCGGCGGCTGGCTGCCGGGCTGGCGCGCATCAATGCACGACTGCCGGACGGGGAGCGCGTGAGCATGGCGCAATTTTTGAGCTGGGCCGGGCTGGCGGCGCTGGAGGACGAAGCGGCCTTGAGAAGAGGCAGAGCGCTGGCCGAAAAGCTCTAAAAAACACGGGGGCCGGCGGGAGTCGGCCCCCGTTCAATCTTCCTCTCCCCATGGGCTTCCGCCCCCACCCCCGTCTCCCTGTCGCTCCCTGTTCCGTTCCCATCGCTCCCGGATCAGCGGGTACAGCTCAACCTCAAGCCGCAGCACCCGCTCCAATGTCTCCACGGGCTCCCGATAGGCCTCGCACAGCCTGGCCACGGCCTCGCTCGTGATGAGCAGCGGCACGGCCAGGGATTGCGCGCCGGCCATGGAGACAAGGAACTCGGTCCGCGTCGGCCGGTCGAATTGGTGCGCGGTCTGCCAGATTTTCCACGGGATGACGTTCTGTGGGAACAGTGGGGCCGGCTTCGAGCACTCCGGGGTGCCGCAGGGGGGCTGGAGGTCGTCCGCCTCGTAGACGTCGCGGCACGCCTCGCACGGATCGCCATCCAGCCCCCATATCTGCCAGCGGCCCCAGGCTAGGAGTTTTTTTCGGTGGCCTCGACGACCAGCGCGTCGGCGCGGCGGGAGTCGGTCAGGACCTCGACGATGGTCCCCGTGGCCGTCTCGCAAAGGTCTTCCAGGGCCGCCGTGCTGTACTCCAGGGGCAGCGGGTTGCCCTCGGCGTCGTCCTCGTCGCTCGGGACGTCCTTCCATCCCCGGATGACCTGGAGCGCCCGCGCCTTGAGGTGCCCGATGGTGTCATTCACGACATAGGCTTTGGCGCGCGGGTCGTATTCCTGGAACTTCTTTTCGAGTTCCGTTTCGTCGGTGGCGGTCATAGGCATGACCAACCAGGCAGCCCCGGGCAGCGACAGGATGCGAATCCACTTTTCCTTGGGCTTGCGCGAGAAGCGGTGAATTTTCGAGAGAGCCATGATGTTTTCCCCTTCCCCCGTTGTTGCGGGCCGGAAGCGGCCGGGGATTCCGCTTGTCGGGCGCGCGCCCTATCCGACCCGCGAAAAGGTGAGGTCCTACTTGAAGGTCCAGGTCATGGAGTCTTCGCCGTTGACTTCGAGAGCGGCGAAGTCGCAGGACCAGTCGATGAACGGGCCGTTGTTGGTCAGCTTTGGAACCTGGATGCGGCAGCGGGCCATGTCGTGCTGGAGCTTGTAGCCGTCGGTATTGCCGAAGAGGATGGACACGGCCTGCTCGGTACCCTCGAAGCCGTCGAAGAACCGCTGCACATCGGCCGGGCGCAGGTGCCCCTTGAGCGTGCCTTTGATCGTGCGGCGGTCCTCGCCGTAGGCCTCGGGGAACCCGGAGGTGGTCATCTCGTCGTCCACCATCTGGATCTTGTCCGCGAAGGTCACGTCCAGGGTCATGAGAACCTTGGTCACGCCGCCGATGGTGATGGTGGTCTTGCGGCTCTCGATGGGCTTGCCGATCTTGGTCGGCGCGGGAAGATAGCCACGGATCACGTCACCCGTGGCCCATCCGCCCGAAGCCTTGACGCCGGGCGAAATCGTCAAGACATTGGTGGTCGTGTTGCCGCCCAAATCAAGGCCAAGGGCCAGCCCATCACCATCACCCGCGCCTCGGACGGGACGGGCGAGTTTGATCCGGCCACCGGGGCATACAAGCCGGTCGCTCCCCAAATTTTCCATGGGTACGCCCTGGCCGCAAGCTCAGGCAGTTCGGTTGCCGCAAATTTATTCCAGCACCTCATAGACGGCACGCTCATTAAGCAGGGCGACACGATGTTCACCATCGCCGCGTCGGGCCTTGGCTGCGTGCCGCTGACCACCGACACGTTGACCGACGTCAAAGGCGCCGTCTGGACCCTCATTGCCGTGGACGTGGTGAGCCCGGCCGGCGTTGACCTGCTCTACAAGGCCCAGGGGCGGAAGTAGATGCAAGCCGACCTCACGACTAGCGCAGACGCCTTCGAAAGGGCCCTGCAGGAGATGGTGGACACCATCGGAACGGATTACCGCGCTGTCGTTCGCGCAGCCATTCTTAAGCTCATGGTGACCCTCACGAAGGAGAATCCCAAGGACACCGGCCGCTGCGCTGCGTCATGGATGGTTGGCCCGGATTGGTCGGATTGGAAAGAGCCTCCGGGCGATTACACGGGCGTGGATCTCGCCGCCCGGGTGCAACAGATAGTTGCCGCTCTCCCCGATTCGGACGTCTACGTGCTCTACAACAACATCGAATATCTCATGGCGCTTGAGGATGGGCATTCGGAGCACGCCCCGTCCGGGTTCATCGCCAACACCATGCTGGCCTTTGCCGAATACGTCCAGGGCGAGGCTCAAAAACGGGGGTACGCCTCATGACCCCTGACGCCATCATCCGGGCCGTGCAGACCTATTTCAAGACCAACTGGACGGCCACGCCGGTCGCTTACGACAACCTCGCCTTCACGCCGCCGACTGACGGGAAATGGGTCCGATGCACGGTGCTCCCCGGCAAGGCCTTCTCCGAGGAGGTTGGGCCGGACGCGTCGGGCCATCGCATCGGCGTGGTTAAAGTTCAGGTGTTCACCCCGTCCGGCGTTGGCGTGCAAGTCGGATGGGCCCTGGCGGCACAGGTCGAGGCGCTTTTCAAGGGCAAGGACGTGGGTGAGGTCTTTTTCGCGCCCGGGGATGACCTGAGCCAGGAAGGCCCGTCCACCGTGGACAGCGGCGTCACAAACGGAAACCAGCAGCACACCGTCACCTGCCCGTTTTGGGCCTGGGACGGGGAATAAGAGGAGGCTACCATGGCCATCGCCGAAGACATTGCCCGGGGGAGAGAATTCGGCCTCTTCTGCCCGGCCGAAACCACCCCGGGGCAACTCGTTTTCCCGGCTTCGACCGACGCGGTTCTCGCGGCCGGCTTCCCGGATATGAACCAGAACCCGAGCTACACCGACTCCGAGGAAATCCAGACCGACACCCGCGGTCTAATCGACCAGTTCCAGGACATGACCCCGGCTGGCTCCGTGCCCATCAAGATCTACGCCCGGCCGTCCGGCACCAAGGGCAGCGTGCCCATGGGCGACGCGATCCTGGCCAGCATGTTCGGCAAGAGGACGGTCAACGCGGGAGCCTCCGTCGTCTATTCCCCGGCCGTCCTCAAGCCGGCTTTCTCGACCTGGTACCGTCGTGGCCCGGTCGTCTTCTTCGGGCGCGGCTGCGTCGTGGATCAGGGTAAAATCAGCGCCGTCAACAAGGGCGCGGTCGGCGTCGAGACAAACATCCAGTTCATGGAGATGGGATGGGCCGGCCTGGATGATCTGACAGCCGACGCCGCAGCCGCGGCGACCGCCATCACCGTGACCAACGCCAAGAAATTCCGGAAGGGCGCGAGGATCTACAACAAGACTCAGAACGACTTCGCCACCAACGGCTACGAGGTCACGGACGTCAACTCGGACGGCGGTGGCGACGTAATCCATGGCCTACTCCGGCTCCACGAAATCGCACGGCGGCGTCTCATCGAACCGCACGGCCTTGATGGTGGCGCGTCCTTCGACCAGGGCCCGGGTGATCCGGTGCCAGCCGTCCATGACGAAGCCCTCGGCGTCGAGGATGATGGGGCAGTCCATGTCGGCGGCCATGACCCGCTTCATGTGCGCGGCAAGATCAACGGCCGACTCGATCGGGTTCCAAACGTGCTGGCCGACGAAAAGCGCCGCAAGCGGGAGGTCGCAAGGCTCAAGCGTCTTGGCCCGGTCGATCAAAACGGAGACAAGCCACACCCTGTTCCCGCTACGAAATTTGTTCTCGAAGCCGTGGTAGGACTTGAGGGCGACTGGTTTGTAGGTGGTCATTCTCAGCCCCTCACCAGCTCCACGCTGGCGCTCGATTTCAAAAACGGCCGCAACAACGCCTCAACGGCCAGGAACCGCGTCCCGGCCGGCGCGCCGCTCGCGTACTGCGTCGTGATGACGTCCACCCGCTCCATGACCACCTGGCCGCCGCGCTCCAGGTCCGGCAGCATTTCCGTGCCGGTGAGGTAGCGGAGGGCGGCTTCGCATTGGGCCTGCTTGACGGCTTCAGGGATCTCGTTGGAGGGCCAGTACCCGGTGTAGGTCTGACCCATGATGAATCCGTCTTGGTAGTAGCTCCGGGTACAGCTCTGATTGATCGGGACGCCGACCCGGGGCCAGCAAAGCGGCTGGTTGTATTTGACAGGCGCACCAAGCCAGGAGAGCCCCCAGAGGTAGCCCATGGCGCGAACCAGGGCGGCCTCTTTGGCGGCGTTCTCTCCCGTCCAGTCCGATATTGCGCGGAGCGTGAAATAGGCGTCAGCGTAGGCCGCGTCGGCCAGTGTCTGCGCTCCCGTCACGCCTGCGCCTGTCTCGACAATCAGGGCCATGTTACGCCTTGGCCTCGGCGGCCTGGATCACGGCCAGGACGGCGTCCTTGGTGGTGGCGTCGGCCCCGATGGTGATGCTGTGCTCTTTGGCGTAGGCGCGCATCTGGGCGATGGTCATGTCCACCAATGCCTTGGGCTCCGCTTCGGCGGCCTCGCCGAACTTGGTGTGCTGCTGCGGATCGAAATCGGGCTCGTTGATGAGCATCCCGTCGGGGAAGCCTTCGTGGTCGATGCGGATGGTCTTGATTTCGCTCATGGCGTTTTCCTTTGCGGCGGGCGACCGATGGCGGTGCCCGCCGCTTGGCGGTCAGGTCTAGCCGGCGACGCGGCACGCCAGCTCGGGGCGCACCAGGGCCGCGCCGAACAGGATGTCGTAGGACCAGCGGGTCCGCTTGTGCTGCCGGGAAATCTCCAGGCGCAGGGACAGGCCGGAAACCGGGTCCTGGGCGCTCTGGATGATGTTGCCGAGCCCATCGGCGGAGTCGGCGAGCGGACGGTTGGCGAAGGCGATAGCGTCGCGGTGGAAGGCGAGATTGGCCACGTGGGACGCCTTGACGGTCACGGCCTCGGAGCCGGCCAGGGCTTTCTTGAGCCCGGGTTCGATCTTCACGGTGACGTCCGTGGCGGCGGCGGCCTGGGTGGCGTCCTCGGTCACGACGTAGGTCTGATCGTGGCCGGCGAAGGTAATGACGTCGCCGGTCTTGAGAGCGCAGGCGCCCGTGGACGCGGCAGTGGTGCAGGTGATGGACTTGGCCCCGAGGGCCTGGGCGGTGGCCGCCTTGGCGATCATGCCGGTCGTGATGGAGCCGGCGGCATGCGTCGGCACGTTCTGGTCCATAAACCAGTCGAAGCCGAGTTTGCGGACGATCTTCCCTTCATTGATGGCCTGGGCATCGCCGGTCCAGGAGGCGTCCTGGAAGGCGCGCAAGTTGAGGGCGTTGGCTTCGGCATCGGCATCAAACACAAAACGCCGCATGTCGGGCTTGGCGAGATTGTTGTTCAACACCTTTCGCGCATTGGTAGCGTCTTTGACATCCGATCCGAACGGCGTGGTCCCGGCGGTCCCGACGAAGCCGTAGACGCCCTTGTAGAGCCCGAGCAGGTAGGAATCCACGAAGTTTGCCAGCCCCTTCACGGCTTCGGCGGCCTGCATAGGAATGACGCCGCCCATGGCTTCCATCATATCTTTGTCGGACAAGAAGAAGGGTGCCTCTTGCCATACGTCCATGGGCAACGGGACCGTCCCGGGGGTCACGCCGGCATCGTCAGGCGGGGTGTAACTCGGAGTGACGGGGTTGGTCGCAACAGGGGACGGAACCGGGATGTCGATGGTCGCGCCCTGTTTGGCGGCATCACTCCCGAAGTCGCTGTTGACCAGACGCGGCATGACGCAGTTCTGGCGCAGGGTCAGAAGCCCCTGAGCCAAAATCTGCGGGACAACCTCGACGAGCGTGTTGACGTTGGGCATTTGTCTTATCCTCTACAGTCCGCCGCCGGCCGCTTACTGCTGACGTTGGACCTTGATTTTTCCCGCCGCGATGTCCTCGAGGTTGGCTCCGAAGGCCTTGGTGTCGCTGGCGAGAATGGTTTGCGGGGTGCCCCCGTGCTGTCCGCCCTTGGGCGGCTGCGCCCCGCCGCCGGTCGCGCCGGTTCCGGCATAAAACTTGGGGCGTTCTTCCTTGTAGGTCTTGGCGAAGAAGGCGCTCAGGTCATCAGGGGAGGGCTGGCCATCCTTTCCCAGGACGGTGATCCCCCCGTCTTCTTCCATGCGGAAACGGGGCGAGGTGAGGTGCATGACGTCCTCGACGTCATCGGGCAGCACGCCGGCCTTGAGCGCGGCGTCACGAACCTCGCGGTCAAGATGGAGCTTGCGAAGCAGGGCGTCCTTTTCGGCCAGTTTGGCCTTGAACTCGGCCTCTTTCTTTTCCTGGTCCGCGCGCCACTTCTCGCGGAGTTTGTCGAACTCGCCCTTTTCCTCCATCTGCTTGGTGGCCCGTTCTTCGGCTTCCTTCTTCAGCCGGGCGTATTCCTCGGGGTCCAGGTCCTTGAGCCCTGCCAGCTTCTTCTCGAAGTCGCGGGCGCGGTCGCGCTCCTTTTGCAGGGCCGACTTGAGGCCGGAGGTGTCCTCCAGGCCGTCCACGTCGAGGTGAAACTTCCCGTCTTTCTCGACGTAAAGCGCCTTTTGGCCTTCTTCGAGGCCGTCCAGGGTATCCAGCACGAGTTTCAACGCCATTTTTCGATCCCTCCCGGATCAAGCTGCGGGCATCACGCCGCGCGGCTGCTTTACAGATGCAGCCCACGCTATGAGCCGCCATGGACACGCGCCGCCCCCTGCGTGAGAAAATTTTCAGGGGTAGGGCGGGGGAAAGGCGGGGCCGGGTGGGAGCGGGAGGAATTTTCTTGTGTGGGGAATAAAAAGTTATTGACAAAATATTTTGCAATAACTATTAATAAACCAAGGGCGGCGGGAATGGCCCGCTGGACAAGCAAAGGAGAAAGAGATGGCCACCAGCAAGAGGACCTACAATATTCAGCCGATAACCGGAGACAACCGGCGGCCGGGCGACCCGAAGGAAGGATTTTTTGTGTACTACCGGCCCCACGAAAGCTTCGGCTGGCTCGGGCGCAAGCCTTGCCCCTCGCTGGCCGATGCGGAGGCTTTCGCGGCTTCTCTCGACCCTTCGGGAGAGAGAACGGACCTTGGCAACGAAAAAGCCCCCACCGGCGGCAACCGGTAGGGGCTGAAAGTGAAACCAGGGCTTACCCCGATCTCGAGCAAAGAAGAGGGTAGGCCCGCAACTGCCGAAAGGCAAGAGGTGAACGAAATGACCTACCCTCTGAGCAACGAACAACTTGAGCGGATGGCCCCGGCGATTTTCGCGGAAACCCCATGGGACGAAGTATCCGAGCGGTACGTGTTTGTTCCGACCTCGGCCGTGGTGGAGATGTTGCGCCAGGAAGGCTTCGAGCCCGTGCGCGCAATGCAGTCCCGGACCCGCATCGAGGGCAAGCAGGGTTTCACGAAGCACCTGCTCCGGTTCCGGCACCGCGACATGCTCGAGCGTAGCCTGACCCCGGACGACCTGGGGACGCTCATCCCGGAAATCGTGGTGACCAACAGCCACGACCGGGGGAGCGCGTTCAAGGTGGACCTGGGCATCTTCCGGTTGGTTTGCACCAACGGCATGGTGGTTGGCGACCACCTGTGCCCGCCCGTCTCCATTCGCCACTCGGGCCGACCGGACGACGTGATCGACGCCGCTTTCGAGGTGATCGAACACGCGCCGGCCGCCCTGGACGCTGCCCGCGAAATGCGCGCCCTGGCCCTGACCCCGGGCGAGCAGGCGGCTTTCGCCACAGCGGCCCGGGAACTCCGCTGGCCGACCGAGGAAGCGGCGACAGCCCGCGTGGAACCGGAAAGCCTGCTGCGCCCGCGCCGCTGGGACGACAAGGGCAACGACCTGTGGAACGTGCTCAACCGGGCCCAGGAAAACATTCTCAAGGGCGGCGTTAAGGTGCGAGGGGCCGATGGCAAGCCGCGCCGGGCGGCGGCCGTGAACTCGGTGGACGGTGACCGCAAGCTGAACAAAGCCCTGTGGACCCTGGCCGAGGAAATGCGCCGGATCAAGGCCGCGTAAAGCCCAAAAGGCCGGGGAGGGGGCGACCTCTCCCCGGCCAGGGAGATATAAGCCATGAAAGCACATATCGAAATCGGCACGACGCCATGGTGTGAGTGGACGGGTTGCATGGCCGGTATGAGGATCGCCGAGGAATCTGGCGTTCACGCCTGCGGGTTTGAGACCGTCAAAGCGGCGGAGGAGGCCGCCAGAAAGCTGCGGCCTCACTTTAAGCGAGGGCGCGTCAAGGTTGTGCGCGGGGATTGTCCAACTGCAAAGGCTGTATTCGGGGGGATGTAGCCATGAACGTACCCATGCCGCGCCAAACGCTCCAGGCCCTGGCCGACAATCACGCGACCGTTGCGGCCCTGGTGGAAGAGGGCTTTCGCAAGCTCGGGGAGGCGAAGCGAATTATGAAGGCCGCCCTGGGCCAAAGCCACGACAACCTTTTTCTTGACCGGATCAGCGACTACTGGCTTGAGGAACCGGACAAGCCGACAAGCGCCATGCGCGAATCCTTGACCACGATCCAGGAAAACTTCTGGCGCTACACCCTGGCACAGTCCGGCATTCGCGACATGATGGGGCCGGAGGACCGGGACCGCATGGACAAGATGTTTCGGGACCACACGACCCCGGGCTTCACAGAAAACAACCTCCTGGCCACACTGCAAGGCCTCTACGAAAGCCGCGACGACATCGCCCGGGCGTGCGTCGAAAGCTGTTACCGCCGGCTGCGCCCCTGCCGCTGGGATCGGCAGCACAAGACCAACAGCCCGTGGAAGGTGGGGCCGAAGGTCATCCTCGACCGCGTCTTCGGGGCCTGGAGTTGGGTAGATCGGCAAGACCTTTTGTCCGACATGGACAAGGTCTTTCACATGCTCGACGGGAAGGGGTTCCCGGAATATCCGAACGATTTCGTGACGGCGGTGAAGGAGGCGCTCCGGTCAAAGGAGTCAGCCTTTGAAACCGACTATTTCGACTGCCGGGCCTATTTCAAGACCGGCACGCTTCACATAAAGTTCAAGCGGCCCGACATCGTGGCCCGGTTCAACAGGGTCGGGGCAGGGGAATCGAACAACTTGGGCGGATAATACCCGGAGGGTTGCGGCCCTCCCCGGAGTTGCAGATGGACCAGAAAACGCTTCAAGAGATCGTCTTCAACACCATGGAGCGATACGGCGAAGAGGAGGGCAGGCGCGTCTTGATGGCGCGCCTCGCATCCGATCCGGCCTTTGAGGGTGCGGCCACGCGCTACGGCCTGGAAATCCTCAAAGGCGCGGCCGAAGCTGAATCCGCGCCGAAACAGTAGGGGGACGGATGCAAGACCTTATCGCCTCGATCTTGGGCGGGACATACCTCCCCCCGGACGCCCCCGGCCCTGACGGTCGCCCGGCTGCCTACGCGGTCGCGGAATGGCAGGCCAACGAATGCGCCACGCTCGACGACGCCCGGACCTGTCGCGACTACCTGGCCGGATGGCCGGAAGGCCCCCAGGGCGGCATGCTGCCCGTGGCCCGGGTGGCCGTCATCCTCGACCTGACCCGGGAGGCAATCCAGCAACAAATTGCCCGGGGGTACGTCCACGCGGTCAAAGTCGGCAAGGTGTTCCTGGTTCCTCTGGGCGAGGTGGAACGATGGCGGCCGGTGAAGGCGGGGCGGCCGAGGGTGGTGGGCATTTTTCCGGGTGCGTCCTTTGTCGGTGTGGGGTGTTTCGGGCCAGGGCGAAGTAAAAAATAGTTCTCAAGATGAGAACTTTTGCTTGACCGGACCGGGTTGGATGGTAATATTAAGCCATGGACGGGACGGGAAGAAAGATGCGGGTGATCTCCAGGAAAGCACTTGTGGCTTTCTGGGAAAGATTCCCTGATGCAAAGGGCCCTCTTTCCGCTTGGTATGACACTATAAGTTCCAGAGCCTGGAAGAACTTGACGGAACTTCGCCAGCTTTCCCGTACCGTTGATTATGTTGGTGGCGACAGATTTGTGTTTAATATCGCGGGGAACAATTTTCGCCTCGTTGTTCGGATTGATTTCAATAGTCAATTGGCTTTTGTGCGGTTCGTGGGGACTCACAAAGAATACGATAAGATAGACAAGATCAGCGAGATTTAACACCTCTGCAAAATGAGGGGGTGACCACCATGGAACGCCTGATTAAGACGGAAGCCGATTACGACAACGCCCTGGCCATCATTGACGGACTCATGGGGGCTGGACCGGACACAGAAGACGCCGAGCGCCTGGAGTATTGGGCAAAGCTCGTCGAGATTTACGAAGACGAGCACTACCCCATCCCTAAGCCCACCCCCCTTTCGGCCATCCAGTTTGCCATGGAGCAGCAGGGCTTGACCCGGCGCGACCTGGAGCCGTTCATGGGGAGCAAGGGGGTCGTCTCCGAAGTGCTGGCCGGCAAGCGTCGCCTGACTCTGGACATGATCCATGCCCTTCACGCGGGGCTTGGCATTCCCCTGGACACTCTGGCCCAGGAAATGCCCTTGCAACCCCAAGGCCTGGACGTCTCCACGTTCCCGATCAAGGAAATGAAGGCCCGGGGCTGGATCAAGCCTGCGGGCAAGGGGGAGGTCGAAGCGGCCGTGCGCCAATGGCTCGACGAATGCGGCCTTGGCGACGCTCCGCTTGCCTACGCCGCCCGCAGCTCCATGCGCCTGGGGGCCAGGGGCGACGAAAGCGCCATGCTGGCCTGGGTGTGCGGCGTGAAGGCCATCGCGGCCCGGGAGCCGCTGCCGACAAAGTTCGACCGGGCGGCCCTGGACCATGCCTTTCTTCGCGGCTTGATCGCCTTGAGCCCTAACCCCCGAGGCCCAGCCCTGTCCCGGGACTATTTGGCCAAGGCCGGCATCCACCTCGTTGTTGAGCGGCATTTTGCCAAGACGTACATGGACGGGGCCGCGCTGCTCGAGCCGGACGGCACGGCCGTGGTCGGCATGACCTTGCGATACGACCGGATCGACAATTTCTGGTTTACGCTGCTCCACGAGGTGAGCCACCTTGCCCTTGGGCATGTCGAACCGGGGAGCTTTGTGGTTGACGACCTGGAAGCCCGGAGCCAAGACGCGAGGGAGCGCGAGGCTGACGCGATGGCCATGGAAGCGCTCATCCCGTCCGAGGCATGGGAGCCTGTCCCGGCCCTGGCCCGCACGACGCCGGAGTTCGTCGTCGGCATGGCCGAAAAGCTCGGCATCCACCCGGCCATTGTGGCGGGACGGGTGCGGCATGAGACGCGGAACTTCCGGCTGTTTGCGAAGCTGGTGGGGAGTGGGGAAGTGCGGAAGCTGTTCCCTGAGTGGACGTCGTAAAGGGGCTCGTATGAAGATCGCGCTTATTCCTGTTGTCTTGCTTGTTCTTCTGATGTCATTGATATATTTGTCAACCATTGGTATTATTGGAATAGAGATGAAAAACGTCATTCAGCTTAAAAAAGAAAAGGATGCTGGAGACAAGCCATTTATTGAGTTTTTGGAGAAAAATTTATAGCACTCATAGTGTCAGCATGAACACCCTGGCCGTGGCGTTGCTGGCGGAAGGGATGGGGAGAAAGCCGGCGGGGAGGTAGATAATATGGGCATTCCATTCATGGGTCGAACTGCATCATTTTCCGAATCTTTTCCAGAAGTAGAAAGTATTTCGGTCACATTTACAGAATCAGAGGCTCGCTACGAAAAGGGGCCTGATAGACAAGGGCCTATAACAATAAGCGGACGCGGCGACTTCCCCTCGGCCCTGCCGTGCTGTTGCCATCAATGTGAAAATGGCGGAATCCAAATTGATGGCGATATACGAGCCATGGTGTCCGGCAAAACGGAAAAATCGAAAGGGAGCCGTAATTGCACTGGCCACATCGGGGGAAACGATCCCTGTCTAAATGTTATAGCATATGAAATTTATATAACATACAAATAGGAATAAAACTGAAATGCGAAGGCAACCAGGCCAAACGACGAAGGCTTTCAGGATTCATCGGAGGGCGCTGCGCAGACAGGCTTATCGGATATTTCTTGAAGGTGGCCTTGTTTGTTCAATACTCGGCACTCTCTACGAGGCTGAAGGTTGGGAGCCATGGGAACAGGGGAAGCCGTTTCTTGTGTCCTGGCAAGAAGAAGCACCAGATGAAGACTCTATATCCGAGATGGAGAGACGGTTTCAGAAGGAAATAGCAACGACAACGCAAGAGTTTGGCGAGAAAGGGCTTGCCGATTGGTTTGAAAGCCTAACCATGTCCAAGGGCGTTGACGATCTTTATCATCCGCTGAGGCCGGTGGTAATATCATGAAATTCGGCTTCCGCATCCCCTCTCTGAAGAAGCGAACCGCCGCCCGCACGTCGCCGGCCATTGCCGCCTTCCTCCTCGCGGTCGGCCTCTCTATCCCGGCCCACGCCCAACATGCCAGCGTCTACGGCCCCAGCGGGGCCTACATGGGCTACGTGGTCGTCACCCCGAGCATGCCGCCCGGGGCGATTCCCGAAGCGACAGCGGCCGGCATTTCGACCGACAACGTCCAGTGCCCGAAGGATTTGCCGAAGGACCAGTACCGGCGGTTTATGCCGGCGGGGATGGAGCCGGCACCGGGGTTGGGGATTTGTGAAGGAATGAGGAGGGTGGGAAAGTGAAGGTAGTTTTGTGGGTTCTTGCGCTGGCAGGCATTGCCAGTGGTGGGCTTTATTATGCGGCAAGCCTCAATGCCTTTGGCGGCATTGGTATTGTCCTAAATCATTTGTTCACCCCGGGCTGAATAGCCTTCAGCACACATCCCACAGATGCCATGGTGCAGGCTATCCGCCGAATGTAAAGGAGAGCGAAGGATGAATATAGGTTTTGGCGATGCGACAAAGCTAGCGTCAATGATTGCGAAGTTACTGGAAGACGGCATGACGCTCCCCGCACAAGAAAAGATAGTTGAACTAAGAAAAAAGTTGGTATCGCTTGAAAACGACTACCTTGATCTACAACAGGAAAATAAGCGTCTTTCTACAATGATAGAACGCCGAGAAAAAATAGAGTTCGATAAGGGATTTTATTGGATTGTTGATGGACAGGGGGCAAAGTCGTGGCCAATTTGTCCTGTCTGTCATGATAAAGACGGGAAACTCATAAGAATGAAAGATTTAGGATATGACTTTTATTGCCATGTTTGCCAATTTACACAAGAACACACTAAGCACAGCTCAGACTTTGGAAGTGCCCCTCCGGACAGTCCGTGGGGCAATGGAGCTTGGTAGCTCAACACACCTTCCCTTCCGCCTCCATCCCCGCCAACTCCCGCTTCTGCATCTCTTCCGCCATGGCGGCCATGACCAGCGGAAACACCTTCTCGACTTCTTCCGCCGGCATGACCGCCGCATAGTTCGCTGCCGCCCGGGACACGCCCGACTGACGAAAGAGGCCCACGGCTTGGCGTTCCAGATGGTCGGCCGTGGCGTTGTGGAACGCGGCGATAGTGGCCCGTTTGCGGGCGAGGTTATCGGTAAGCATTTCGTAGTTCCTTAATGGAAGGGGAAAATGTCGGCAGCTTGATGTCGTGATCTTCGATAAAATCAATCATTATTTGAAGTGAGTCTTCCCCTTTGAGTCCGTTCGCTAAATAACGCAATGCTACTTGCGACTCAGCGCCGCCATTTTGTGCAATATATTATTGAGTCTGCCAGCAGCTTGCATCTCATTTGAATTTGCTCATCGGGCATCGGCAAGCGCCTCCAGTTGCTTCAACGTCCTGGGCTGGTAGTCCGGCCCCACAAGATCCTTCATCGAAACCCGGCCGTCCTCGAGCAGCTTCACGCGTCCCGGGCCCAGGCTGGTGGACTGCTTCTCCGACGTAGAGAGGTCGGAAAACCAGTCGTCGGCCGTGGCATAGCGGCCCACGCGCAAGGTCTTGTCCTTGCCACCCTCATGCACGCCCCTGACCAGAATTTCGCCGTCATAGTCCCGCCGACCCCGTATGACCCAGCGGTCAAGCTCCTGCTTCATCTCGTCCATGGGGATGCCGAGCTCGCGCCAGGTGATCGTCTTCGGCAGACGGATGCAGCGGCAACGGGGGTGAATCGGGGTGTCCGGGCCTTCCCCCAGCTTAAACTCGCGGCCATGGAGAGCTAGGCAGATGGGGCAAACGCGGTTGTCGCCTGCGGTCATCCACTTCCAGCCCCGGACCACGTCGGCGTTTTGCCGGTAGACCATGTCCCGGGCTTGGTTGTTGGCCGAGCTCACAAACGTCCTGCACAGCGTCACCGCGTCCTGCCGCGCCATCCCGAACCCGTCTTCCACCCGCCGCACGAGCCCGGGATAACCCTCGCCCCGGAGCACTCCCACGTTGATGGCCTGCCGAATCTGCCCCTGGACGCTGTAGGCAAAGCTCCGGTCCACCCATTCCTGGATCAGCCGGCCGCCCATGGGCGTTTCCTGGAAGAACGTCCGGAGTTGTGCCGGCGACAGCGCCACGTTGTTCACGCCCCTGGCCAGTCCGGCCACGGACAGCGCGCCCACGGTTTCGGTGATCGAGGGCGCGGCCACGGTGACCGACATGGTGGTGTACTGCTGCGTCAGCTCCGAGCGGACACCCGCGGTTAAATCCTCCATCTCGTAGAGCAGGGCTTCCAGCCGGGCCTCCTGCCAGTCGGAGAGGTTCGCGCCGGCGTAGCGGGCCTGGAACTCGCGCATGACCTCGCGCCGGCCCTTGTCGAGCGTGGCCAGGATGGAGAGAAGGGCTTCGGCCTCGAACTGATCGAGATGGTAGCGCCAAGCCACGGCGCGAGCCCATTGGTAGGTCTCATAGAGGTCTTGTCCGCCGATCTTGGCCATGCTACGCCGCTCCCATGGCGAAGGTCACCGATCCGAAGCTGCTGGCCGAGCTCAAGGCCCGGTTCGCGGCCGATCCTCTGGTCATCAAGTGGACACCCAAGCGGCAACGAGACGCCGCCCTCGGCCGGGCGCTCCTGCTCCGCGAACTCACGCAACTTCCCCTTGGCCAGGTTGAGGGGCCCCGGCCGTCTGACCGGTCCCAGGAGCCCGACCCGGATTCAGAAACCGCGTCCCCGCCGACTGAATAGTCCCGTCCCGTGCTTCGGTCATAAGGCGGTCCATTTCGGCCTCGGCGTCGAAATCATCGGACAGCCGCCCCCGGCGCTGCAACTCGGCCCAGATTGTTTGACGCGAGAGCAGGCCGGCCTGATACGCCTGGGTCATCTCGGCCAAGGTCATGTCGGTGATGGACAGGCCGAAATCGCTATTCACGTTCACGCCGCCGCATTCCTCGGGCTTCTTGCCGACCCACGCGCCCATGTACTGCAGCATACGCTCGAGTGAATCTTGGAGCCCCCAAGCCCAGGACTGCAGCGGGCAACTTGCCTTGGCCGTGTCCACGCTGGTGGCGGTGGCCGTCATGTTGCCGGGCCGGGTGACCATGGGATCAAGGGCGGCCTTGGCCATGCGGTCCTCAAGGTCCTTCAGGGACTCGCGGTTTGCCCCGATGGCCGCGCCGCTATGCTCGACAAACCCCAGCCGAGCACTCTCGCTCGTGGACTTGAGCATCTTATTGGGGCCGATTTCCATCACGGCGCCGCTGTCCCCGTCGGTGAACCCGCTCCAGAAGAGAATCGGCACGCTCGCCACGTGCTCGATCTGGTTGGCGTCGGACCACTTCTGCCAGTGCAGGCAGTTCAGGTCCGCCAAGTCGGCCAGGGGCGGCTTGCCGGCCATGAAATCGGTGCGCTTCGTGTAGACTGGGAAAAGCGGGATGAACCCGATGGACATGGTGCCGGAAAGGTCCGAGTTAGGGCGCCAGTCTTCGCCGCCTTTGGCATCCTTCACCGGTTCCCAGACCGTGAAAAAACAGCGGGGTTCACCATCGGCATCGGCCTTCAAGTCCAGCACCCGCACCCGGCAAACGGTCTTCTCGCCCCATTCCCCGTCCGCCTCCACGCTCATTTCGCGGAGGCGGACCTGTGTCAGCGTCTCCCTGGCGATTTGTCGGCACGTTCCCAGCGAATCCCAGTCTTGGCCATATCGTCGGCGATGCAGACACCATTTTCGGCATCGAAAATGGAGCTGTCCGCCGGCCCCGGGAGGACGGTGCGCTTAAACGCCTTTTGGTACTCGGCGATCTTCCGGGCAATTTCCGTGGCGATCATCCGGCAACCCTCGTTCGGCTTGCCGTTCCAGCCGTAATACTCGGACACCCGGAAAAGTGTTCCTCGGGGCCAGCATCTCTTTGTGCCGTCCGGCATTGTGGCCTCGGTGCCGTCCGATTCCGCCCACCAGCCAACAGAGAATGGGTGCGATGACCCCCAGTCGAAAGAGCGGTCCAGCCTCCAGGATGGAGGGATTGGGAAGGGATGCAGCACGTGCTTTGAGGCAAGCCAAACGTCATCAATCGCGCCGCCCGCCGTGATGTCCCAGCATCCTTCGAGCCAGGCCTTACGTTTATTCTCGTCGGTGATGGCTTCCAGGTTTTTGAGGTACTGCGGATCGGCCGCGAGCAGGATCTTGTTCTCGTAGATCGAGCCGTGCAGGCAGACACGCGGCCGCCCGTGTTCATCCTGAATGACCGTTCCCCGTGGAGCAGGGTCGATGAAGCGGGCCTTTACCCAGTTGTGGCCAGGGCCATAGGGGTTGGCCGTGGCCCGGTACTTTCTCGGGACGCCCGAATGCGACGAGCGGCACACGGACATCATGTCCTCGTAAAGCGCCGGGCTTGCCCAGTTCGTCAGTTCTTCCCAGCCGATCCAGGGGTATTCGTGGCCGTGATAGTTCCAGTAGTCGTCCTGGACCTTGGCCGTGCGGAAAAGCAGTTCTTCGCCGCCCTCGAAGCGCCATTTATAGTCGGAGTGGCTTTCCAAGAACCTGGCTCTGGGAAAAATCTGGTGGAACCACTTTTTGGACTTCGTGACGACATCGGCGAGCTCTTTGTACTCGCGCCGGAAGAGGATGCCTTTCCACGCCGGACCAAACCCTTGGCCCACGTGCTGGGCGAAGTCCATGAGTAGGGCGTCGGTTTTACGTCCCCTATGCGTCCATCGAAATGCGGGACGCCCTGGCCCGGGAGCGCGGCGAGGACCCCGACGCGGACCCGAACGCCGGCATCGTGACCTACCCCGACCCGAAGGCCTGGGCCGAAAGCGTGGCCGGGAGGCGGGGGTGAGCGCCGCCGCCTCGCACCGGGCCGTCTGCATCGCCACGAGCCATCCGGCCTTGCTGACCCACCTGTGCGGAAACTGCGGCGAGCGGCTGTGGGGTGCGACCGTGTGCCCGCACTGCCACCACGAAAACGAACCGCCCCGGTGCGGGAACACCGGGGCGGCCAAAAAAATCTCCTGCGCGGATCAAAAACAAGCAAGCTGACCTGTCGGCCGGATGGCCGAAAAAGTCAAGGAGGAACCCATGACCTACGCCGATTTGCAAACCCAGGCCCAGGCCGCCCTCGGGGCGGTGGTGGCCAGCATGCCCCAGGAAGGTAAAGCGCTTTCCGCCTATATCGGAGCGCTCCACAAAAAAAGCATCGTAGCCCTGGGCGAGGACGAAGCTTTCGCCCTGACCGACAAGGCCGGCGAGATCAAAGCCTTCAAGCAGCGCCTGACCCTTTCCGCCGAAAACGGCGGGCTGGTGAAGCCCGGTTTTTCCGACAAAATCCCCTTCGTCGTCTCTGCCCAGGGTTACGAGATGTGGGCAGAGGCCGCCGGGGCCTGTGTGATTTTCCCCAAGTCGGTCACCGTGGACGGCGTGGAACAAACCAATCCCCACGTGATCCGCGACCCGAACAACCGGCGCATCCTCAACATCTACGCCCGCGCCGTGGCCTTCCGGTTTTCGAGCAAGGGCTTACCCATGGTGGCCGACTGGACCACGGCCTACGACGTGCCGAGCTACCGCCTGATCGACTTGGTGGCCAAGGCCAAGCAAACCCCCCAGGCGTTCAAGCTTTTGCCGGCGGACATGGAAAAGCCGAAGGAAGAGGGCACCTGGGGAGCCTACCCCTTCGACGAAACCATGGTGCTTTGGGTCAACAGCAAACACGGCGAGGCCTTGAAGTGGTACGGCGAGATCCTCAACCGCGAAAAGAAGGCCATCGACTTCGCGCAAACTTTCGCCCGCCGCAACGCCTGCAAGCACCTCTCCGGCCTCCAGAAGGCCCCGGGGCCCCGATGGGACCTTTCCATCATCTGCTGGCGGCCGACCGGCGACAGCATCATGAAGTGGGACAACACGCAATACGCCAACGTGCAGCGCCGCATCGAGGGCCTGGGCGAGGGTCAGAACTTCGCCGCCCTGACCGAGGGCGAGAAGCCCATGGCTGTGCAGTACACCACGGGTGTGGACCACATGGATGAGGAAGAAGGCCTCATTAACGCCGAGGACGAGGAGCGGGAACCCGGCGAGGCCCAAGCCGAAGCCGCCGCGCCCCTCGACATGACCCCGGGTGAAAACGGCACCTACGGCCATGAGAACGAGACGCCTCCGGCCGCGCCCACCGACGAGCCCGAGACGGCTCAAGCCAACTTCGCGCATTCCGACGAGGACAAGAAGGCCCTGGCCAATTACGAGGAAGTGCGGGCCAATTTCCCCGACGAAGACCGCAAGGCGCGTCTGCGCATGAGCATCAAGCCCGACGCCGCAGTCACTCCGAAGCAGGCCCGGGAGCTCTACAAGACCATCGGCAGCATGGTTGACGGAGCGGCGCAGTGATTACCGCCGTCACCGCCCACAACTTCAAGGGGGCCACCTTCCAGGCCCCCTTGGGGGGCAAGGTTCTGGTGGTTGGCCCCAACGGCGCGGGCAAGTCCAGCCGTTCCCAGGCTCTGCAACTCGCCGTTCTCGGCTACGTGCCCGGGGCTGGCAAACGCAACGCCGACATCTTGGGGGCATTCCACGACGGGGAGGGCAAGGACCTGCGCGCCGGGGTGGTTCTGGAATCGGGCAAGAAGCTGGAGCGCCGTTTCACGCGTTCCGAGCGCACTGGGGCCGTGTCACAGGAAATGTACGCCGGCGGCATCAAATGCAGCGCTCCCGAGTTCGCCCGGGCCCTGGCCGACGTGGCCGTGGTGGACCTCTCGGTGTTCCTGGGGCTCTCGGACGCCAAGAAGATCGACGAGCTTTTCCGTCTCTTCCCGCCGGAAGGCAATGTGCGCGACATCGCGGCTAAGATCGAGACGCAGGCGAAGCGCATTACGGCCCTGGAGCGTGAGGAACGCGACGCGACGTCCCTGGTCTCCAACGTCACGGCCAAAAAGACGAGCATTCAGCTCCCGGCCGGGACCATGGCCGACAAGCAGGCCGAGATCGACAAGGCCGAGGCCGAACTGGCGCAGGCCCGGGCCGACCTGGAAGCGGAGCGAATCGCGGCGGCCAAGATCGAGGCGCAGGCGGAAGCCGAGGCGCGACAGGCTGAGCAGCCGGCCCCGGGCGCTCCTGCCTTTGGCGGCACTCTGGACGTCCCCGGGCATGTCGTCGGATCGGCAGTCCATGAACAGTCCTCTCCCGAAACCCCGTGCATGGACACGCCGCCTTGCGCCGCCTTCGCCCGTTCGGCCGCGCCCGACGTGACCGCCATCCTCGACCGCATTCTCTCCACCATGGATCGGGTCGGCTGCGACGTGTGCGCCGCCCGCATGGTCATCAAGTCCGAGCTGACCAAGGCCCGCAAGACCCTGGACGGGAGGGCCGCCGCATGAGCGCCGATACCGCTATTCTGGAACAACAGGTTTCTGGCCTGGAAGCCCGCTTGAAGGCCCTGCGCGGGGAACTGGCCCTCTACAACCAGGCCAAGGGCCTGGAAGATGTGATTGAGGCGCAGCGCGCCAAGGCCGCCACGGCTCGCAAGGGGCTGGTGGAGGCAAAAGCCATCCTCGAGGACCTCAGGGGCCAGAAGGCCCGGGCCGTGGCCAAGACGTGCGAGGCCCTGGCCGGCGTCATGGGGCAAATCCTGCCCGAGGGCGAGGCCGTCATGCGCATCGAGGACGACGGCGCCGTGGCCCTGGCCTGGAAGCGGCCGGATGGCCGGGAAATTCCCCACGCCGGCTTGAGCGGCGGCCAGCGCGTGCTCTTCGACGCGGCCCTGGCCCATGCGCTCCTGGGCGACGCTAAGCACAGGGTGCTGATCCTCGAAGCGGCCGAACTGGATGAGGAGCACCTGACGCTGGTCCTGGAGCATATGGCCGCCACCAACCCGGGGACGCAGGTCATTTGCAACAGTTGCCACAAACCGGCGGAAGTCCCGGAAGGGTGGGACGTGGTGGAGGTGGGGAATGCGGCCTAGCCCGTTTCATCCCCATCCGTGCCCGGAGAAAGCGCTTCTCCCAGGGGGCATCCTTTTTCCGTCAATGGTTCATACCGTGGAATTGCCATACGCAAGGTATCACGAGGCCCTCTGTTTCGGGCTGGTGATTCTCAAAGACATCTACGGGGTACGGCATGGCGACACTCTCCATTTTGTGTGCGTCCCATACCTCGGTTCATATGACACAGGCGGACGTTCTTTCTTTGCATATGCCAAACGGTTCCTTTGCCAGGATGGCATCAAAGACGGCTATGTCTTGCTTCTACTTGGCGAGATAGGGCCGCATGAGCCTAAACCTTGGTACACCAAACGTTCACTTGAATTTCCCCTTCTTTCGGAGGTCCATGATGGAAACGCCTAACCCTTCCTGCGCCGCGCGCGCCGCGCTCGACCCGGACCAGCTTGCCGCCGTGACCACCGATGCGCCCCGGGCCCTGGTCCTGGCCGGTGCCGGATCGGGTAAGACCCGCGTGCTCACTGAGCGCATCGCCTACCTCATCGAGGAGTGCCACGCCTCGCCGTCCGAGATCGTGGCCGTGACCTTCACCCGCAAGGCTGCCGCCGAAATGCGGGAACGGCTGGTGAAGCGGATCGGCAACAAAGCCTACGGCGTGACCATGGGGACCATGCACGCCCTGGCTCTGGTGCAGCTTCGCCGGTTCGGGGAGCTGCTGGGCCTGCGGCCGGACAACATCACCGTCTATTCCGAGTGGGAGGAATCGTTCCTCTTGCGCGAGGTCGCCCAGGAGGTTGGATATTTCAGGGGCGGAAAATGGAAAATCCCGAAGCGTGAGATTGATGCCGCCTTCGGCGCTTACTACGCCTCCGGGGCCGAACCGGATGAATCCTTCGCCGTCTACGACCTCTTCCGCGCCTTCATGGCGCGGTGCCGCGAAAACAATGCCCTGACCTATGGCGGGCTGCTCACCAGCTTCATGCTGCTTTTGCCCCAGGTGGTGCAGTATTTGGGCTGGCGGCATGTGCTGGTGGATGAGGTGCAGGACCTGGACCGGCTACAATGGGGGCTCCTGGAGTCCATGGCCGCCGGGTTGCCGGCTACGCTGTTCGCCTGTGGGGATATAGATCAGTCTCTGTACTCCTGGCGCGGAGCCGCCCCGGAATACCTGGTTGAAAACGCCGACACGTTCAAGGTGCTGCGGCTGGAGCGAAATTACCGATCCGGCCGGGGCATCGTCGAAGCGGCAAACAGGCTTATCGGCCACAACATGGCCCGGCTGCCGAAGACCATGAAGGCCTGCCGGGAGGGGTACGGCTTGGTTGTTGCCCAGGGAATGGACAGCAAGGCCATCGCCAACGATGTGGAAGCTGCCATTCCTGCAACCGGCCTCACGTATGGCCTTGCCGTCCTCGCCCGAAAGCACGTCCTGCTCCAGAAAGTGGCCGAAGAGCTCGACGCCCTGGGCGTGCCGTACCTCTATGTGGGCCGGCAGGCGGCCCTGACCAATACCGAGGAGTTCCGGCGGTTCCATGCGTTCCTCAAGCTGATCGTGAACCCCTACGACAACTTCGCGTTCCTGCTCATCCGGGAGGCCTTGGGCGTCACCGATGACGAGTACGCCGCGCTCCGGGGACGGGCTATTCTGGAGGACAGGAGCCACTTTCAGGCGTGGCTGGACTCAAAGCAGAGAGAAGCCGTCGCAGAAGGGGGCATCGCGAGCTTCTACCGGTATTGGGCCGAAGATGACCTCGTTGACGATGCCTGCCGGGTGGTCTTCTTTAACCTGCACCCCGAGGCCGATGCCGGAGAGGCTGAAAGCCCGCTCTTCGACTTCGTCGACGCCTACTGCGCCGGCCGCCCGGCGCACGAGCGCACCGTCTCCGCCTACCTCGAATGGCTCTCCACCTACGACGTCCAGGACGAAATCCCCGCCGCCGACCCCGACGGCCCCGGCGTCGTCACCCTGGCCACAATCCACGGCGCCAAGGGCTTGGAGTGGCCCTACGTGATCTTGGCCGGATGCAATGAAGGCATCCTGCCGAGCAAGCGCGCCGTGGACGCGGGCGACATCGAGGAGGAGCGCCGGCTTGCCTACGTGGCCATTACCCGGGCCCGGGACTGCCTGACGTTGGCCGTGCGTCCGGAGCGCAGCGAGAAGCCGGGCCGGGACGGCAAGGTGCACGTCTACGAGAGCCCGGTGAGCCGGTTCGTGGGCGAGGCCATGGGAGGTGATGCGTGATGGCCTCCAAACGCCACCTCCGCCGCAAAGCCTGCGCCGGGAAAATCCGCCACGAAACCATGGAGCAGGCCCAGGCCATGGCCAGGAACGGGACGCAGCCGTACCGTTGCCCGTTTTGCGGAGGCTACCACTGCGGCCATCCCTGCGGGTTCAAGCAGCAATTCCAGAAGCCCAACGGCCGCCGGTACTGATCGGCGTGGTTTGGTCCCGGCCAGGAGTCCAGGGAGCCCTGGCCGGCATCCAAGCCAAAAACCAGCAAGAGGAGATTCCCCTATGCCCGAACCGAATTTGACCAACCCCGAGCTCCAGGCCCCGCCGTTGCTCGCCGTGCCGCCGAAGACCAAGGCCCGCAAACTGGCGGACGGCGGAGCCGTCACGGCCAAGCCCGAACCGGCCAACGTCGAAGCCGCGGCGACCGATGACAGCCAGGCCGAACCCCTGGACCTGTCTCTGGCCACCTTCGCCGCCGGCGTCCACACCGAGATCCCTTATGAGCCCGACGTGGCCCTGGCCGCCTGGCGCGAGAGCGTGATGGACCGCGCCGACGCAGCCCGCGCCCGGGACGTCCTCAACGCCCGCATTGCCGAGCTTACGGCCGAGGTCACGGCCTATGCCGACGAGATGGGCGAGCTCCTGGACGACCTCAAAAAGGCCAACCTGCCGCCGGATCTGGCCTGCACCGCGAAGAACCTGCTCATGCTCATCGAGATCGACAAAGGCATGACCGTCAAGGCCGTGGCCGAGGCTTTGCAGACCGTGGCCTATGACATGAAGTCCCGGCTCATGGACAAGTACAAGGGCAAAGTGAAGGTGGTTCTCACCTGCTCGCCCGACCCTGCCGACCTCGATTCCATGATCGTACTCGCCGAAGTCTCACCCGAGACGCCGGCCCAGGCGACCGGCGGCAAGCTCACCCTGGCCACGGACGGCACCGTCGTCACCCGGCGTGAGTCCGCCCAGGCGATGCAGCTCAAGATGATCGAGACGGAACCGGACCCGCTGGTGGAGATGTACGGCGAGGCCGAGGGTTCGGCGCTGCGGGACATCATGCGCGCCAAGGGCATCAACGAGATCACCATGGGGACCGGCGTGAACAAGGTCAAAGTGAAGCTGGTCGGCGGCCGGGCGAAGAAGGCGGCGTAGCCATGAGAGACCTGAAATGCACCATCGTCATCAGAGGCGTACAGAACGATGCAGCCGTTTCTGTTGAATTTGAGTTCGACCCGCCGGTGAAAAAAGATGGTCTCTATGACGGCTCCGGGGTTGTGTCCATTGTCCAGAGGATGATGGCGGTGGTGACGTCCTCGGTAAACGATGACGAGGTCGAGGAGGAATAGCCATGGCCAGAAACGACATGATCGACGTGGAGGACCTGGAGTTTCTCCACGAAACCGATTCGGCCATCCTCGTTGAATTCGACGGCGATGAAGTCTGGCTCCCGCTCAGCCAAATCGAATGGGATGGGGACGCGGGGAAGGGCGACACCATCACCGTGTCCATGCCCGAGTGGCTGGCCGAGGACAAAGGGCTCATCTGATGGCCGTCCACACCTAGCTCCCCGGCCCCGTCCCGCGAGGGGCCGGGTTTCTGGCGAGACTGTGGGGTGCGGCGTGGGAGCGCCTTGGTAGAAGACCCTAGAGAACCTTCGGGGGCGAGATCGACCTCCCTGAAAATCTCGCACCGGGTGCCGGGTGGGGAATCCGGCCTCCTCACAGTCTCGGCAGAAGCCAAAAGGAGAAGACCATGGCCATATTCAGCGACCCCAGGTGGGAAAGGCGTGTGGATGATTTGGGCCGACCCGCCAAAGCAGCCAGCGGAATGCAGGGCGGCAAGGTAGCCGTCCATCCGATCCTGGCAAAAAGAATTGAGCATGCCGAGAAGCTGAAAGTGGGAATGGAGACGAAGCGCCAGGAGTACGGAGAGGCCGTCGCCAAATACGTCGAAGCGAAGGCGAATCTCGAAAGGACCGAGGCCTAGCCATGAAAGACCCCGCCAAGAAACCAGCCAAGCGCAAGGACTTCGCCCGCATCAACAGCGTCCGCATGGGCGGCGGCCCTCACGGCGGCAGGATGCGTAAGCACGCGTGCAAGAATTGCGGCACGGTGCATGGGTTCAGGGTGTGTCCGTACTGCGGGGAGAAGTAGGGTCATGAGCCAATTCCGAATCAAGCAATACTTCTCCCCTGCCAACCGATTCCCCTATGTCGTCCAGTGGCGCGGCATCTTTGGCTGGAAGGATTCGCACCGGGGGCACACCACCTACGAAGAGGCCGAGGAGCAGATGCAATGGGATATGGCCTATGATGAAGCCGGCCCCTGGGAAACTGAGCCGACGAAGGCACCGAACATAAATCCACCCACTTGGCCGCTGCCCTGGCTGTGGCCCGTCTTGGCATGGCCGCGCTGCCTGCTCAGTCGGTTCTGCGTCCGGTCCGGCTGGCTGCCAAAATACGACCGCGTCACGGGCGAGAGCCGCGAATCGAAGTGGCGCGCGGCACTGCACGATTGGATGTGGAACGGCAGGCCGCGACGTCTTGCTCGGTTGGTCCAGTGGTTCCTTGAGATGCGGGACGGCTGCCCCCGATGCGGGCACGAATCCTTTTCAGGCTACGGGAACGGCTGGGAATCGCATGTCGAGGTGGTGGAGACGTGGGACCGGGATACGCCTGATGGCACCGACCACATAGCCGCCGGCTGGGAGTTCTGTGCCCGCTGTGGGCACCGTGCATGGTGGGAGGAGGGTAGCCTATGAACATGTCCCGAGCCGTCTGCCGCCAACTCCTCGGTGCCGGCCTCATCCATGGCGTTACCGCTGCCGCCCTGGCCCCGGACGCCTCACCCGAGGTGCGCCAGGCATGCGCCAAACTCGACCGCCTGGCCGATCATGCAACGGATTATGCCCTGGTCGGAAACCGACGCAACGAGCGCGGCCAGTGGGTCCTGGAGCCCAAAGCACAGCGCCAGCGCGAGCGCGCTTTGCAGGCCCTCATGCGCGAGGTCGGCCGGCAGTATGAGGAGACGGTGGACCTCCGGGATTTCGTGACGGCGGCCATGCGCTGGATCGAGGATTTGCGCGACCAACTGCCGGTCAACCCGGTGGACCGCCGGATCACGTGGGCCGACATCGCGGGCGGGCTCCAGGAGCTTTATGACCTCTACGACCCGGAGCGTGAGGCTTTCGACGTGATCGACGCGGGCGGGGACAGGGGCGGGGAATTTCAACGATGCACGGGGGTGTGGTGATGGCTGACAAATCCAAGATCCAGTGGTGCGACGCCACGATCAATCCGGCCTACGGCTGCTCGCCGGCTTCCCCAGGGTGTGCCAACTGCTACGCGGCCAGGATGGCGGGCAGGCTCGGCAAGATGACCGAAGGGACACACCGAGACGGCAAATGGACGGGGCGCATTAATCTGTTCCCAGAGCGCATGGCACAGGCGCTTTCCTGGAAGAAGCCGCGCCGCATTTTCGTGGGGAGCATGACCGATCTGTTTCACCCCGCCGTGCCGTATGATTTCCTGGACAAGGTCTTCGCCTGCATGGCTATGGCCCGGCAGCACGAGTTCATTCTCCTGACCAAGCGGCCGTCACGGATGCGGGAATACCTGCAATCATGTCCGGAGTCTTGGGAAAAAAACAAAGGGGCGGTCGCTTATTGGGCGAATCACCTCGGGGGGGTTGCCTATCTTCTGACTGGCTCCATCAAACAGGATAATCTCGTTGAGGCCTCCATCGAAGGGAGGCTCAACGGTAGCGTCGGCTGGCCCATGCGGCATGTCATGCTCATGGCCACCATCGAGGACCAGCCCCGGGCGGACGAGCGCGTGCCGCACCTGATGGAGCTGGCCGGCATGGGTTGGCGCACGGGAGTGTCGGTAGAGCCGATGTTGGGGCCGGTGGACCTGACCGGCGTGGAGATTCCTCGCGCCTACGGGACCTGTTTGCTCAACGCCCTGACGGGTGAATTACGAGGGCATGGCACCGGCACTTCACTTGGGATGACGGGAAAGATTTCATGGACAATTGTCGGTTGCGAATCAGGCCAACATGCCAGGGCTATGAACATAGAATGGGTGCATAACCTTAAGGACCAGTGCATCTCTGCCGGCGTGCCTTTTTTCTACAAGCAGTCTATGCAAAACGGGAAAATAGTTCACACGCCAAAACTTGACGGCCAGAATTGGACGCAATTCCCGGAGTAGGGCATGGAATCAGAAAATATATTCATCGAGTTAATCCAGTCTGGGGAAATACAGATCGACCACAACGGTGCTTTTTGGAAACAAAATAACCGGGACAAGGTGCGGGCTGAACATAAAACCTCATTGGGATATTTACAGCTTCGCAAAATGATCGATGGGCATCGATATCATGTCGGCGCGCATCGGGTTGTTTGGGCCTATCACAACGGTCAAATCCCTGATGGCCATGTCATCAACCACAAAAACGGCATAAAGGACGACAACCGTCCGGAGAATCTTGAACTCACAACGTCTTCTGAAAATCAAAAACATGCCAACAGGAATGGATTGCGTGACCAACGTGGCCAACGAAACCCTCGGGCAAAATTGACGGATAGGCAAGTTGCTGAAATCCGCCTCGCTTATTCTGAAGGTGGATACACGCAGTCGCAGCTTGCCGAACGATATGGGGTTGCCTTTCAGACAGTTTCCAAAATCGTCCGTGGAGATAGCAGATCAAGCCAACCGGGGAAGACTGGTGACTACTCCGACCGCCGCAATCACCCCATGGGCAGGGACGATAAAGGCCAATTCGTCGGCAAACACAAGGCCGGGCGGGTTCCCGATGGCCAGGAGTGGAACGAGTTCCCGGAGGTATAGCCGTGACAACAGATTGCTCCACCTGCCTCCACGGCCAAGCCTGTTGCCGTCAATTCAAGGTGCCGGTCACAGTTGAAGAGGGCGTTTCGGAATGGTTTGCCCTGTCCCCGGACCGGTCCTTCATGATCCACCTGCGCCGCCGCCAGGATGGCTCCTGCCTCTACCTCGGCGAAAACGGAGCCTGCACGGCTTACGAATGGCGTCCAGAAACCTGCGTCGAGTACGACTGTGCGGGTGATCCCCGCATCGGAGGCCAACAGCATGACAACTCATGAACTGAAAACCGACCCTGTTGTCTTCCAGGCTGTCGCGTCCGGCTTAAAGTCTTACGAAATCAGATTAAACGACCGGAATTTCCGGGTTGGAGACCGGATATTGCTCTGCGAAACATATCACACGGGCGAAGACATGAAGCATGGAGCGCCCCTAAAATACACAGGAAATAAAATCGCTGCGGATATAAGGCACATATTGCATGGCCCTATCTATGGGTTGATGGAAGGGTGGTGCATCCTGTCCATAGGGTTGGTGTTGATTCACATAGAAAGAGTCCAGCCATGCTGACCAACCCCGTCCCCTACCGTGGCCACGCCGTCATCAATGGATCGTATCGCTACCTGCTGACGCGGTCCTGGGGCGGAGATCCGCGCGAGATCTGCTGGATCATGCTCAACCCGAGCGTGGCCGATGCGACCGCCGACGATCCGACAATTCGGCGAGTCCGCGGCTTTTCCGAGGCATGGAGCTTTGGCGGCTTCACAGTGGTCAACCTGTTCGCGGGAATCCAGACCGACCCGACCAAGATCTGCGGAATCTGCGACCCGGTTGGGCCGGAAAATGATGATTATATCGCCCGAGCTGCGCGGGGCGCGCAACGCATTGTCTGCGCCTGGGGAGCGGGGTGCCCGTGGCCGCACAGGCCCAAGGCGGTCATAGGGATGCTCCTCGGCGCGCCTCTGTACTGCCTCGGGACCACAAGGGGTGGGAGCCCCAGGCATCCATTGTATGTGCGTGGGGATCAAGGGCTTGTGCCGTTTGGCCAGGCCGGGAATTTGGGGGGATAAGGGAGATGGACCCGAAATTGATGGACGACGACGACCGGTTGTTGCGCTGTAACGACGCCAGGAAGTTCCTGGCCGACATGCCCATTTCAACATTCTATCTCAACATCGACCGGGGCATCATCCCCAAGCAGCGCTACATCGGCGCCACGCCCGTCTGGCGCTTGGGCGACCTTCGCGAGGTCATCAAGCAGCTTCCAGGCAAGCCCTACAGTGCCGAAGACCTCAGCTCGTCCAGGTAGTCCGCCCATGCCTGCATCAAGACCCTTCGCCTGTCCATATACTGCGCCCGGTTGTAGATGGCGCGGATTTTATCCGCGCCCGTGTGGGCAAGCTGCGCCTCGATCACGTCGGGATCGTGCCCTGCCTCATTCAGGAGCGTAGAAGCCATGGACCGGAAACCATGGGCCGTCATCTGGTCCTTGCTGTACCCCATGATCCTGATGGAAACATTGATGGCATTTTCCGAGAGCGGCTTGTCCACGCCGCGAGGCCCGGGGAAGAGGTAGCGCCCGTGGCCCGTTAGAGGCCGCAGGCTTTCGATGATTTCGATGGCCTGGCGCGAGAGCGGCACACGGTGCTCAACACGCACCTTCATCTTCTCTGCCGGTATCGTCCATTCCTTTTGCTCTAGGTCAATCTCCGTCCACTCCGCCTTCCGAATCTCCCCGGGCCGGCAAAACGTCAGTGCCGAGAACTTTAGCGCCGCCCTGACCACGCCAGAGCCCTTGTACTCATCAATGGCAAGCATGAGGACCCCGACGTCCTTCGGTTTTGTGAGGGCCGCGAATTGGCCCTTCTGACGGGGCACGAGCGCCCCGCGCAAGTCCCGGCAAGGGTCGGACCCCACGGCCCCGATGGCCACGCCATACCGAAAGACGAGGGAGCAAATCCCGAGGACGCGCTTGGCGACCTCATAGGCTCCGCGCTCCTCGATCTTGCGGAGCAAGGCGAGGACATCCTGAGGCGTGACCTCGGCAATTGGGATTTCCCCGATATAGGGGTAGACGTTGCTCGCCAGCCGGCTTTCGACGGTCTCGGCATGGGTTTCGACCCAGACGTTTTTTTGGTTCCGCACCCACTCATCGGCCACCACCTGAAAAGTCGCAATCCCGGCGTGTTGATGGCCAGGCTTGGCCAGGCCCTTTTCCTTTCCTGGGTCAGTCCCTTCCTTGAGCGTCTTTCGGCAGGCATCCCTCTTTTCTCTCGCGTCCTTCAATGAGACGTCTGGCCACGCCCCGAAGCTCAGGCGCTTCTCTTTGCCCTTGAACGAATATTTCCAGCGCCAGTGCTTCCCGCCGGCGGCGCTAAGCTCGAGGTACAGACCGCCGCTGTCGTGGAAGCGCTCGATTCGGCCGCTTTTCTTGATGGCGCGCAGCCTTGCTTCGGTGAGTTGGGGCAA